GGAGAGATGTGGACTACTCAATATGAAGATCCTAAGTTTTAATAAATAGATTTATATAATAACAATAATCTCATGGGAGAAGATAGAGATGGAATATGAGCTATTCACCAGAGGAAATAGATAAATTTAGGGGATTTAGAATGTGGTCACATGAATGCGAAATAGAACACACTACTTGGCAAGTTGAAGATAAACAACCATGCAATTGGTGTGGACTCTATGAAGAACAATATATGCAACTTAAAAAGAAAAAAATAATGGAAGTAAAAGAGGAATTTTTACAGGAGATACATGCTCCTGATCTTCCTCATCTCAAGGAGGGCTAATGTTAACACTAACACCATCAGCTAAAGAATACTTAGGTACAGTTAAACCTCAAGACCAATTTATAACACTATCAGTAGATGGTGGAGGATGTGCTGGGTTTCAATATAAATGGGCTACAACAGATACAGTAGAAGTAGATAAATCATGGGGCGACCCAATAGAAAATATTTTACTTGTTGACCCAATTGCAGAAATGTATATAATAGGAAGTGTAGTTGATTATAAAAAAGAGTTAGGTGGTTCTTATCTAACTGTAAATAATCCAGGCGCAACAAGCAGCTGTGGATGTGGAGAAAGTTTTGGTGTATGAAGTTAATACGAATTGATTGGAAAGGCAAGATTGGTTATGGAGATATAGTTTCACCAATTTGTTATGCACATACTATGGCACAGAAAAATTGCTGTGATGTAGAACTCAAGTTTCATTGGCCTCATAAAAAAGGTACAAAGTATAAGAAGACAGATCCAGAAACTTTAGATGAAAGAGCTAAGCACTTAGCATCTATTGTACAACCAATACCTTTTCATCAAGTAAAAATTAATCACAAGTATAGCTCTAAGCTATCATTCAATCATACAAACTATGATGACAGTGAACCGTTCCATAACTTTTGGTATGCTAAGCAAAAGAATATGGATTATAGTAAAAAGTATATTGTTTTAAATACAACAGAAAATCATAAACAAACATTAGAAGAATATGGTGGCAAAGCTAAGCTATGGAAAGATCCTGTTGGGTTAGTTAAGTGGAATGTATTAGCTAAAAAGATTCAAGAAGAATGGGGTATGGAAGTTAAATTTGCTGATTACAGTACTCCAATAAAAGAGTTGATTGATCTTTATAGAAAGTGTACACTAGCTATAGGATATCATGGATCCACAATGTGGGTAGCAAGATATGTAGGATGTCCTATGTTAATATTTTCTTCAAAGAAGATGACATCAAAGTCATTTCAATGGGCTATGGTAAAAGATAAATTAGAAATGAGGGATCTATTAAATAAGAATCCTTATGAGTTGCGAAAAAGATCATTAGATAGGTTAGGTGAATTAAATGTCCAATTTGAACAATACCTCAATATCCCGAATATACATAGGTTACGAGGAAAGAGAACATGATGCTTATAGAGTATGTAAACATAGTATAGAACTACTATCCATTCTTAAGCCAGTACAATTAAAAAGTCAAAAGATTCCTGAGTACAATAGAAACTGGGGCGAGCCACAATCTACCGACTTTACCTTTACAAGATTTTGGGTACCTTACCTAAGTTCATTTACAGGGTATAGTATATTTGTAGATTGTGATTTCTTATTTAAAAGTAATCCAATGAATCTTGCACAATACATTAATCCAGACTTAGCTGTAAGTGTGGTACAGCATCCTAGTTATAATCCTAATACAGAAATTAAAATGGATGGAGTAGCACAGCATAGATCCCACAGAAAGAATTGGGCTTCATTAATGGTGTTTAATAATGAACATCCATCTAATAAAATATTGACACCTGAGTATCTTAATAATCATAAACCTGGTTTAGACTTTCATCACTTTAAGTGGTTGAAAGATGAAGAGATAGGATCGATACCTTTAGAATGGAATTGTATGGATGGCTACTATCATTTAGAGAACCCCAAAGCAATACATTATACAGATGGTGGACCTTGGTTTGGAGACAAGTATCAGGATACTATGTATGCTAAAGAATGGAAAACCATGTGGGCTTATATAAAGCAGTTCAAAGATGAATAAGGTAACATTTTCAATAACATATTATGGCCAAGTAGATAGATTACAATATCAATTAGATTTTTTTGATAAGCTACCTAGTGACATTAAAGAAAGTATAACATTACAAATACTTAATGATGGATACAATGACGGTGGTGTATTCAAATCTTTATTGGAATTATATAAAGATAGATTAAACATAAAAGGTTATTTGATAACATTAGACGTTGGCTTCAATAGTCATGGTGCTCGTAATTTATTAATGATGGAAAGTGAAACCCATTGGAATATGTTAATGGATATAGATGTGTATATGGAACCTTCTATGGTACAAGCTATGATAATGAATCCATTAAAAGAAGAAAACATATATGTGTTTAAAGTAGCCTTTGACCATCCTGATGATCCAGAAGATTATGATCATGTAGATCCTAAAAAGATATTAAAATTTATATCACATCCTAATACATGGTTAATATCTAAACCTGCATTTTGGAGTGGTGGTGGATATGATATAGAGTTTACTGGTATGAGACATGGTGATGCTGAGTTCTTTTTATCACTCGATAGAGATAAATATGACCACGTAGTTTTTCATCCTGAAGATACCGTAGCCCATGAAGTACATGTCAGAAATCCTAACAGAAACCGTAGTTATTTAAACCAAGCTACAGAGCATGTAAAAAATCTTCAAAGAACAGTTGACTTTGTAGAGAAAAGGAATGATGATAAAGATAGAAAGCATAAAAAAAGATTAATCTGCTTTCCATGGAAAAGGATAATATGATAGACATAGCAATTAAGACACCATCTCAGTTTGTAGCGGAGATAGAAATAATAGTTAAGGAGACAAGCATGTCTTATTTTGATGCGTGTATGTACTACGCTCATCAGGCTAATGTAGAAATAGAAACTGTGGCATCTTTAATTAAAGGTAGTCAAATACTGAAAGCAAAGATACAAGCAGATGCAGAAAGATTACATATGATTAAAGGTACATCAGCAGCAAAGCTGCCTATATGATGGAACCTTATGAAGTATATCAGAAGTACTTAGCATTAAAGACTCATTTCAAAAACGATAGTTATGATTACTTTAAGTATCATGGTAAACTAAAAGGTGATAGAAGTAAATTTGAAACACGTAAAGATAAGTATCACTTTTATAAATTATCTAAGATGAAACAACCAGTAGATTTTATGGTAGCTAATATGATGGTTAATCCTAATTTCTGGTCTGGTGATGTTAGTGATGAGAAGTCAATAAGTATATACAATGATTGGTTAAGAAGAAGAGATAGTAGAAAGTATATTTTTGAACAAGAGGTTCAAAAGATGCAAGAGAATTTTGATAGTAATATAATTGTTACTCCTGGAGAGCATCCTAGACTAATGGTGTTGTTTATAAGAGAAGTAATAAGTCCTGAGACAATTATAATTATAGATCAATTAACAGAATTTTTCAAGTACTGGAATAAGGTACTTGGAGAAGATATAGTCTGGCCTGATATTTATAAGAAGCTAAAAAAATATCAGCCATTCTTTATAAATAGTGTTGACCTAGACCCGTATAAGAGTATACTAAGGAATAGGTTTAATGATAAACCGTAATATAAAAAATACAACGTAATATAGGAGAATAAAATGTCATTCGCAGAAATGAAATCTAGTCGTCAATCGCAAGTTGATAAAATCACAAACGAAGTATCTAAGTTACAGAGTCCAGCAACACCAAGAGGTGATGAAGGATTTTGGAAACCAGAAGTAGACAAGTCCGGTAACGGTCATGCTATCATTCGTTTCTTACCAGCACCTAATGGAGAAGATATCCCTTTCGTAAGAATATGGGATCATGGGTTCCAAGGTCCTGGTGGATGGTTTATTGAAAAGTCATTGACAACAATGGGTCAAACTGATCCAGTATCTGAATACAATACTACTTTATGGAATAGTGGTGTTGAGTCTAATAAAGACCTAGCGCGTAAATATAAACGTCGTCTTAGTTATATCTCTAACATATATGTTGTTAAAGATCCTACCAATCCTCAAAATGAGGGTCAAGTATTTAAGTACAAATATGGTAAGAAGATCTTTGATAAGTTAAATGATATGATGCATCCTGAGTTTGATGATGAAGCAGCAGTTAATCCATTTGACCTTTGGGAAGGTGCTAACTTTCGTTTGAAGATGAGAAACTTAGAAGGCTTTAGAAACTATGATAAGAGTGAATTTGATTCACCTGGGCCTTTATTTGATGATGATGCTAAGATGGAAGAAGTTTGGAACAAAGAAGTATCTTTAAAAGGCTTAGTTGATCCAAGTGAATTCAAGAGCTATGATGATTTAAAAACTCGTCTGTATAGAGTGCTTGCTCTTGATGGTGGCTCCCAGACTCCAACCGCAACGGTTGAACAAGAGATGGTGAGTACTCCAGGACCAGTACAGCGACAAATGGCTACTGCAGAAGCTGGACAAGATAATGATGAGATCTTAGCTTTCTTTAAAAAATTAGCAGAAGACTAATTTGTTATCTGGGGTGGGTCTTTGGACCCACTCTATTATTGTCCTGTGCTTCGAAGAGTTAAACCATTAGCTCTACTTAGTCCTGTGAAGCCTGAAACATCATTAAATATAGGTGAGTCAGTTTTTTCTGAACCAGCAGTTACTACAGAATTATCATTAAGTATAGTAGTATCACCCGATCCATTAGATCCCTTTATTAAATTCAATAACATATCTTGGTTTAAAGCTTCATATTTTTTGTCCACTATTTTTTCTATTTTTGCATCAACTACTTTTTGTTGACTAATCTTAATACCAGCTGTCACATCAGCTATATTGGTTAAATTTTCAGAAGAGCTTTTTTGTTTATTTGCATTATCTCTTTTTTCATTAAATATCACCCGTTCATCTATTTCCAAAGCTTTCGATTCTTCTTTTTTTTGTTTTTCTTTTAATTTATCAATTTTGTCTTGTATAATTTTTTTTTGTTGATCTACAGTAATAACTTTGCCTTGCATACCTTCTTTAATACTTTTACCTTCTGTTTTATCAACTACAATTGAATCTCTTAGAGCTTCAAGATCTTTAATTTTATTCACTGTCTTTGAGTTATTGTCTCTAAATTTTGTTCCAGCTTCTAACTCTTGTACAAGATCTGCATGCCTTACAGCATTGAGCCACAATGATTCAAGTTTCATAGATTCTGTTAAGACACCCTTGCCCTTTACTACAGTATTTTGGTGAACAGAATTTTCATGAGTAGCTTCTGCAGTTAAATCAAATCCAGTTTTATCTTTTACTCTTGCAATTTCTGCATCACTAGCATTAAGCATTACTCCTTTGCCATCTTCACCAGAATTTATTAAATCATCACCACCTCTCAAATTTATTTCTCTCATTTCTGCTCGTCTTATTTGAGATTGTGCTTTATTCATACGATCTGAATCTTCTTTAAATAGTGGAATTCCTTTTCCTGGAATAATTTTATTTAATTGCTTAATAAGATAATTACCCGCAGAAATAATTGCATCTGTCATATAATCAAAAATATTAGCCATGGCTAAAGCCATAGTACCAGTAACACCCAAAACATCTTTATCACTATATTTTTTCTTAAGCAGACTCTCAAATATTACATTAATTGCTAGTCCTAATAATGCCCCCGCTATAGCACCTGGTATTGTCGCTCCAAAAAATGATCCTATAATAGCACCTGCAACACCATATATACCCATCACAGTAAATTTAGTAACCAGTGATGCGTGTAATTTTTTTGCATCAAGACCTGTATCAGTTTTTAACATGCTCATAAAAGCTGCTAACCCAGCACCAACCATAGCACCAGCTAACATACCAACAGGACCACCAACTAGAAAACCTACTCCTGCTGCAGCTCCTACCGTTGCCCAAAAAGCAAACCCCGAAAGTGCTGTTTTTATTCTATCTGTAAAATCCATTTCACCATCTCCTTTTGTGAATAGATCTTTAAAAGCCTTACCCAATAATGTTGCAGGCTTCCATGCATTAAATACTTCAACTATTTTATCTTTTAAAAGACCAGCAAGAAATGCACCAGCTAAAACTATTTTACCAAGATTTAAAAAGCCATCTACAATTGATTTTTGTGATGGTAATTTAGGTAACTTAAATTTTTCTTTTTTATCTTTCTTTTCTTTTTTTAATTTTACTAAGTTGTCTCTTGCTTCTTCATATGGTTTTTTAGCCATAGCAGATTGAAGTTTTAAGAGTTCTTTAATATTGCCTTGTATTGACGTTAAACTTTTTAGTATATCGTAATCAAAACTTCCTGTAGCAGTTCGTGCTCCTCCTTTGGCCATCTACTTGTCCTTACTTTTACTTGATCCTGTATATAAACCAAACCAGGCTGCACCAGCACCAACAACTACTGATACTAATCCACTTTGTTCCATAGTAGGAGCTTCTAGTGCCATGTACCATGTCACTACTGCATACAATAGATAGATGTATGTTGATATGAATACTCTTGGAAATATTCTCCATTGATCAATAGCATAGGCCAGATCAATCCATCTCTGATGTTTATTTGTTGGCATTTCTTTGCTCCTCATTAACTCTTTCTATGTGGTCTAATAACATTTGATAATATATGTCACGTTCAAAAGGATACAAATTTTCAATTTCAGTTATGCTATATTTATGATGTTGCACAAGCCCAAAAACCAATTGGTAGTATGATGATATACTACCATGGCTTAGGCAAAGGAAAAAAAATCAGCTATACCTGTAAATGTATGAGATTTTTTTATTTCCCCTGTACCATAATGTACTGTATGTTCTAGTTTTGGCATTCCTTCAAAAAATGTTTGAATTTGTTTCATTATATCTCCTCTTAGAGATTCTAAAAATTCATTTACTTCTTTCTCACTAAAATCAGATAAAGATTGTACCGTATCTTCACCACTATAAACTTTATCTACACACATTTCTATTAGCTGCATTGTACCTTTAGATGCGTCAGTTGAATCAATAGAACCAATGGCATCATAAGTAGGATATTTTAAAGTCATACTAATACCATTTCCAAGATCAATATTGTTGTTAACCTCATCAGGAAATGTTACTCCTATGGATAATAAATCTACTTCAACTTTTTCTGATTTATCTGTTTCTGGATCTGTAAATTGTAATGTAGCTATTAATTTACTGAGTTAGCTCTTAGTTGTAAAAACATATACTCTATATCAAAAGATGGTAATTGATTTAAATTAACATCTCCTTCAACAATACAGTTGTTAAGTATTTGTTTAATTGCTTTAATCATATCTTTAACATTATCACCAGATTGTGCTAATAATAATATTTTTTCTTCTTTGACCAAAAATGGTCTGTATTTAATTTCTTGTTTGGTTGACGGTATTGTCAATTCAAAAGTTGGGTGTTGAATAATTGGTAAACCCATAATATACCTCCATTATTTATTTTATGACATTGCCCTGCCAATTAGGTTGCCAAATACTTTTCTATTAGCTAATACGTTGGCTGCGTTTGCTATAATTGATTGGTTTGAATTACCACCACCTGCAATACTTTGGATCATACCTACACCTCCAGATATAAGACCTAAAGTTTCACTTAAACTAAAAGCTCTACTTCCTACTGGTGAGGCTTGTTGCTTCATTAATGTTTTGTAATTTCTAAATGTAAATGAAACAGGTACTGTTGTAAACGTATCTGTTTCAGACCATGCTACTGTAACATCTCCTACTTGCAATGGCCACGCTTCTTCTAATGTATATTGCATTATTCTAAAACCTGTATTAGCATTACCTGTTGGGCCATCACCAGCACCCGATAGGCATGTAATTACAATTTGACAAAGATATCTATCTCTATAAGCTGTCTCAAATAAATGAGCTCCATGAGCTCCTGACTCCTGTAATTCCCCATTAGTTGAATCATAATTTATAATATTATTAGTCCACAAATTAAAAAAGTTAGGAACGGTTCCAGCATTATCTATAAAAAATGTTAAAGGAATATCTGTTGTTTGAACATTGTAGGGACGTCTATCCATAGAACCAAAGTTTTGTCTTCTATGATCACTTGCTAATATTTGTATACCAGGCAATGAAGCAGAGTTGCATAAGAAACGATAAGGTTCTAAATCTGATCCAAAACCACCTCC